ATATGGAGATAATTTTGTTTACCTTAAATTAGACCCAGAAAAGGGTATTGTTGGTTGTCTACAATTACCAAACATAGAAATCGAAAGGGTAGAAAGAGGAATGGAAGCAAGAACAATGACTGCAAACATTGGTTCTGATGTTGAATTTAAAAACAAAACTTTGAAATTTGCTTGGAAAACTAAAGATATGGAGTTCAATACTTGGGAGATTGCTCATTTTAGATTATTAGGTGATGATAGAAAACTACCATATGGTACATCAATGCTTGAAAAGGCTAGACGTATTTGGAAACAACTTGTATTGGCTGAAGATGCGATGTTGATATATAGAACATCAAGGGCGCCAGAAAGAAGAGTATTTAAAGTATTTGTTGGAAACATGGATGATAAGGATGTTGAAGCTTACGTACAACGAGTTGCAAACAAATTTAAAAGGGATCAAGTTGTTGATAATAAAACTGGTAATGTTGATTTAAGATTTAATCAAATGGCTGTTGACCAAGATTATTTTATTCCAGTTAGAGACGCAACACAAACAATGCCAATCGAAACATTGGCCGGAGCATCAAACTTATCTGAAATAGCCGATATCGAATATATTCAGAAGAAACTTGTCACAGCTTTAAGAATACCTAAAGCTTACCTTGGTTTTGAAGAACCGGTCGGGGATGGGAAAAATCTTTCACTACTTGATATTCGTTTTGCAAGAACAATCAATAAAATTCAAAAATCTGTTATTGCTGAATTAAATAAAATTGCAATTATACACTTATTTTTACTTGGTTTTGAGGACGAATTAGGAAATTTTACTTTAGGTCTTACAAATCCATCTAAACAAGCGGATCTTTTGATGATTGACGTTTGGAAAGAAAAAGTAACACTATACAAAGATATGGTTACAGAAATTCCAAATACAATACAACCAACATCCGCTACTTGGGCTAAAAAACATATTTTTGGATTCTCAGATGAAGATATTAAACTTGAAATACAACAGATAAGATTAGAAAGAGCTGTAGCCGCTGAGATTGCAAATACAGCAACTGTTATTACACATACTGGTTTATTTGACAATGTGGATAAACTATATAAAACAGTTTCCGGCGAAACTGTAAATGCTGGAGGAGCCGCAGGAGGAGCACCACCACCAGCAGGAGGAGCGCCACCACCACCGCCTGGAGGAGAACCAGCACCTATGATGGATAGTATCGAAAAATCAAATTATAATATTCTATTAGAAAGTGATAATATACTTGGTGATGAATACATAGATTTATCAAAAGGAAAAAATTCTTTAGGTCAGATTGAGAATGAACTTGAAAAATTACTTAACAGTTAATATTTATAATAAAAATTAGTTATGAAATTTGGATTACTTAAATCAAAAATAGAAAAATGTTTGGTTGAATCGTATACAAACAATACAATAAAAAGAGATTTATTTGTGTTTGATCAATTAGTTGCTAAAAACAAGAATATAAATAAACTTTATTATTTATATGACGAACTTTCAAGTAATAAAGGTTTAAATGAATCCGTAGCCTCTGACTTTATCAACCAAAGTATTGTAATTTATGAGAACACAATTAATAAAATTTCAAAATCTGATTTAACAGATTTAAATTTATGGGTTAGTGACATTAAAACTGAAAACACTTATGAAGATATTGATAATATTTTTTCACAGGGTGTTTTGACATTGGAGAATAAAATCAAAAGTAAAAATATTATAATTGAAAATCTTAAGAAAAAAGAAGATAATGTTAATGAACTAAAAAATGTTAGTATAAATCAGATGGTTAATATTGCAAATAAAACTGTAAAAAATTATTTGTCTTCATTAAATGAAAATGAAAAAAGAAAATTAGAATCAATTTTACTTGAATCAGATCAAAAATTGAAAATAAAATATGAAGTAATAAAAGAAGATGTTATTGATAAATTAATGGATTTAAAGTTGAAAGAAACCGATGATGATGTTAAATCTAGAATTACAGAAACAATAACAAAAGTTAAAAATGAAAATTATGACAAATTGAATTACTTTAAACTACAAGAATTAAATAGAAGTATTTAATTATTTGATTGTAATTTTTGTCGATAAATTGCTTTATTTAGAATTTCCCTTCTCTCAACAGATTTTTTTGTGAATTCTTTCCTATAATTCAAATGTGAATTTTGACGAGTTTTTATAACCTTACTTTTTAATTCTTTGAGGGCTCTTTCTATGTCGTTTTTTTTTACTTGTACTATTAACATAATTTAATTATAATTTTTATTATATTGATATATATCACAAAATTAAGTAAATTTTTTAAAAATAAACCAAAGTCACATGGAAAAAAATTATGAAAAAAGGAAAAACCACAAAAATAAATGGTTTTAGAACATCAAAAGTACACTATGGTACGGTAGATTCAAAAGAATTTAAATCACTTTATTTAAATTTACAAACCTGGGTAGAACCAAAAGACGATTATGAAAATTGGAATAGGATTGTGCTAAACATGAATAGAGCAATTAAACACTCAGTATTTCAAAGCACCGATAAAAATTTATTTGATGATAAATTTATTGTAGACCTTGATCTTAGAACAAGTGGTTTACATCTAAAGAAAAAATCTTTTATGAATTTAGAAATAAATTTATTTTTAAAACAAGAAATAGATTTTAAATCAACAAAATTAAAAAAATCATTAAAGAACATAATAAAAGAAATATATTCAGACGTATTAACAAAGAACGAATATTTTAAATTTTATTTAACTAAAAACGGTAATACAAAATTAATAAAAGTAAAAACCGAAAAGGAGTAATATTTATAATAAAAATTAAATATGAAAATTTTAGCACCTAATGAAACTGGTAAAGGTATTCTTATTGAATATGACGCCGGATATATAAACCCAAGAAAGGGTAGTAATCATTTTATAATGGAACAAAAAAATTTCCTAGATTACTCAAAACCATTTGAATTTTATGCTGTTTTACAGAAATATAACACACCAAACAGAAACGGTAGAGTTTATCCTGAAAAGATATTAAAAAGGGAGGCAGAAAACTATAAAAAGATGATTGAAAAAGGTACCTCACTTTCTGAACTTAATCATCCAGAATCTTCATTAATTGATCTTGATCGTGTTTCACACATTATTACGGATGTTTGGTGGGATGGTCCGGTATTGTTGGGTAAATTAAAATTACTTACGTCACCAGGATTCCACGAAAGAGGAGTTTGTTCAACTAAAGGAGATTTGGCAGCAAACTATCTTAGACAAGGAGTAACTCTTGGTATTTCTTCTCGTGGTGTTGGGTCACTTAAAAAAGTTGGTGAACAAAATGAAGTACAAGATGATTTTGAATTAATTTGTTTTGACCTTGTTTCTTCTCCATCAACACCTGGTGCTTATTTATTTCTAAATAAAGACGATAGGATGAAATATGAAGAAAATTTAGATGAGGAAAAAAGAATGTCAGTTGAAAGAAATATTGGTGAAACTGGTAATAAATCTCTTGACTTAATGAAAAAATTGTCTCATTATTTAGAAAAATAAAATTATGGAACAAGGAGAAAAATATTTTGTAGCAAAAATTACATCAGATCTATTAGACAGTGAGTCAGGTAGAGTAAAAAAAGTTAAAGAAGAAAAATTAGTTTTAGGGTACACACCAACAGACGTGGAAGCAAAAGTAACAAAAGTATATGAAAATTATACAATGGACTGGAGAATCACATCAATAACTGAAAGTAAAATTGACGAAGTAATTGACTAATAAAAAAATTATTTATTTAGAAAGGGGGGACATTTTTGTCCCCTTTTTTATTTTATATCGAATTTTTCTCCAAATACCAATATTTATATTGTAAAGAAAATATCAATGGGAGAAAAAAACATGATAGAAGACGCATTTTTCCAAATTAAGAATTTGGAAGAATCTCTTAAAAAAAATGCACAAGGAATACTTTCATCAACAATGAGGAAAGAAATTAATTCACTAGTAAAAGAATCTCTTATGGAACAAGAAGAGGTTACGGAACCGGAATTAGCCCAAGATGATGTTGCCACAGAGGAACCTGCTATGATGCCTGACGAGGCCGGAATGGAAATGGATCCTAACATGATGGGAACTGAACCTGGTGCTGAAGACCAAACAATGATGGGTGATGATGAATTACCTGGAATGGAAACTGATGATGAAACAATCGATATGAGAGGTGCATCTGATGCTGAAGTAATTCGAGTATTTAAAGCCATGGGTGATAATGATGGCGTTGTGGTTACTAGAGATAACAATATTATCACATTAACTGATGATGACGATGAATACATCATTAAATTAAATGAATCTATGGAAAATTTTGATGAAACAGCATTTGACTCAGAACTTGAGGAAATGTATGAAGATGGTACTGAACTAAACGAATTTGGAAAATCTGAATATGACATGTATTCACGTAACTTTGGTGATGACGAAGAAGATGACTATGAAGCTGATTTTTCATCATTTGATGACGAAGAAGATGATTATGAAACTGATTTCTCATCATTTGATGATGAAGAGGATGATGACATGGACTTTGGATATGATGAAGAGGATGATGACATGGACTTTGGATATGATGAAGAGGATGATGACATGGACTTTGAAGACGAAGAAAGTGATTTTTCATCATTTGATGATGAAGAAGATGATGACATGGACTTTGAAGACGAAGAAAGTGAAGGTGTTGTGTATGAAATAGAAATGAATGAGGAATCTATGAATCAAGAATTTGACGAAATGTATGAAGAGGCAATGTTTGAAGATATGGATCTGGAAGATATGGATTCGAAAGACGATTTAAATATTTATGAATCTAAAATGTCAAAAAAACAATCTAAAGGGATTACAGGCAAAGGTCCCAAATTCAAATACGGTCAAGTTACAGATTATAAGATGCCTAAACAAAAAGAAGGAACAAAAGGTGTTGGAATGGGTAAAGCTAAATTTACATATAAAGATGGTGAAAATCTTGATGGAGAATTTAAACCAATTAAAAAAGGTAAAAAAATGGAAACTAAAGAAGCTTCAAGAACTTATGGAACCGGAAGATCTTTTGGTAGAAATGGATTACCAAAACCTAAAGCAGCACCAAGACACCTTAAAGAAGAGGTTGTTGAGTTAAGAACTAAAAATAATGAATATAGAAAAGCTCTTGATTTGTTTAGAACTAAACTTAATGAAGTTGCGGTATTTAATTCAAATTTAGCTTATGCTACAAGATTATTTACAGAACACTCAACAACAAAACAAGAAAAAATTAATATCTTAAGAAGATTTGATGATGTTGAAACATTAAAAGAATCAAAAAATCTTTATAGAGTTATTAAATCTGAATTATCAAGTAATTCTCTAACTGAAAGTGTTTCAATAAATGAGTCAATTGAAAGAACCGTTAATAAAACAGTATCATCTGGATCAGCAGTTAATTTAATTGAATCAAAAACATATGAGAACCCTCAGTTCTTAAGAATGAAAGATTTGATGTCAAAACTATAAAAAAATAAACGAAAAATAAACTTTTTCAAAAGTAAAGTATATTTATACAATACATAAATAAAATAAAGCTAAAAAAAATTAAAAATGGGAGCATTATTAGAATCAGGTCTTGTAGGTAACATAGGGTTAAAACACCTTAAAGTTATCAAAGAAGATACAATTAACAAATGGGACAGATTAGGGTTCCTAGAAGGTCTTAAAGGCCACCTAAAAGAGAATGTTGCACAATTATACGAAAACCAAGCTTCTCACTTGATTAACGAAGCAACTTCAGAAGGTTCTAACGGAGCTTTTGAAACTGTTGTTTTCCCTATCGTAAGAAGAGTTTTCTCTAAATTGTTAGCTAATGATATCGTTTCTGTACAAGCAATGAACTTACCTATTGGTAAATTGTTTTACTTTGTACCTAGAATCCAAGGATACTCAAATGAGCTAGGTGCTGATCCAAATACACATTATGCACCAATTGGCTCACCAAATAACTACAACGTTCCAGAAGGAATCGGAGCTGGTTATCCACCTAACTCAAATGCTTTTACTAAAAATCTTTATGATTTATTTTACGAAGGTGCTGAAGCAGGTTTAGATCCTCCAGGATTATTTGACTACTCAAAAGGAAGATGGTCAGCTGTTACTGCATCTACTGATGTTGTAATCTGGGATGGTGATGGTAATTTAACAACTACTGACGCTGTTACACAATATACAGCTCAAGGTAATGTAAGAAAAGTTCTTTTAAAATTATGTAACTTTAGAACTTTAGGTTATGGTGCTGGAAAATTAATCGGTCCTGATGGAAACGAAGTTGATACAGAATCTTTCCTTTCAGATCTTAAAATCTTTGCTAACACACAAATTAGTGTTGAAGACGGAGCTTGTCAAATTCCTGTAGGAAGTCCACTTTTATTCAGAGTTGTTACTCAACAATATGGTAAAGGAATTGTAAATTATCCACAAGGGCAACCTACAACAACTGAATTCCCAGGAACAGGAAATGGTGGTTCTTACTACGATATCTGTGACGCAACAGGATGTATCTATTTAGAAGTTGACCTTTCTTGTCCAGCATGCTTTAGTTGTGGTGCTGATTCATTAGATGGTTATACTGGTACAACATTAAGTGAAGAATTTAACTTAACTGCATTTACAGCTGTTTATAGAACTTATGAAAACTTGGAATTCCAAGATGAAATTGGTGAAGTATCTTTTGATCTTCAGTCAGTAACAGTTTCTGTAACTGAAAGAAAATTAAGAGCACAATGGTCTCCAGAGCTTGCTCAAGACGTTGCTGCATTCCATAATATTGATGCTGAGGCTGAATTAACAGCTTTATTGTCTGAACAAGTTGCTGCTGAAATCGATAGAGAAATCTTGAGAGACTTGAGAAAGGGTGCTGCTTGGAACTTAAGATGGGATTACAACGGATGGAGAAGATTGAACTTAACAACTTCTTACACTCAAAAAGATTGGAACCAAACTTTGATCACAGCAATCAACCAATTGTCTGCTCAAATTCACAAATCTACTTTGAGAGGTGGTGCTAACTGGATCATCGTTTCTTCTGAAGTTTCAGCAATCTTTGATGATTTAGAGTACTTCCACGTATCTAACGCTTCTCCGGAGCAAGATCAATACAACATGGGTATTGAAAGAGTTGGTACACTTTCTGGTCGTTACCAAGTGTATAGAGATCCTTACTTCCCACCAAATCAAATCTTGATTGGTCACAAAGGAACGTCTCTACTTGACACAGGTTACATCTACGCACCGTACGTACCTCTTCAATTAACACCTACAATGTACAATCCATTCAACTTTACACCTATCAAAGGTATAATGACCAGATATGCGAAAAAGATGGTGAATAACCGCTTCTATGCGAGAATTACTGTTGATGGTGTTCGTACATTTGATTTAAGAGAATTGAGATAATCAAAATCTTAAAAATATAAGGAAAAGGTCAGAGAAATCTGACCTTTTTTATTTATTTAAAATAAATAATAGATTTTTTATCATAGTTTATTATATTTATAAATATGAAGAAATACATCCCATCAAAAGAAACTATTGATTTAATACTTAAAATGTATAATAAAGAATTATTAGGTTCAAAAACAATATCAGAAAAAATACATTTAAATAAAAATATTGTATTACGAATATTAAAAGAAAATGGTGTTAAAGTTGGTTCTTCTGGAAGAAGATTTATAGGTGGAAAAAAAATAGCGGACAAAAAATATCGTGAAAAAAATAAAGATACATTAAGTGAATATCATAAAAAATGGTCTGAAAATAAAAAAG